TTTTCTCTTAATGTTTGAATGCGTTCTTTTTCATTTTTAAATATTTCTGCTAACATTCCTACATGACCTGCATGATACTCAGGTCCTTGCCATCCTTCAGGTTTATTCATATCTGGTAAACCAAATGGATTCTTCCTGGATTTATTTGCTCCAGGTTCTTTAGCCATGTTAGCACGTAGTACTTCATTCCAAGCTAAATCAGCATCACAATCAAATAATTGTAGTGTACCAATAGCTATAACAATAAGATCAATTAATCCATCTACTACTTCTGTAGGATCTTTCTTTAAGAATGCCATTTGAGTTTCTTCAAATTCTTCTTCTAAGAAATCTAATCTGAATGCTAAGAAATCATTTAAAGTTTTAAAGTTTTTCATTGCAAACTTATGGTCTACCCATTCTTTTGCACCAAACTTTTCGTGCATATCATGTATATCGGATAGCCATTTTGAGTAATTAGGATTACTAGGTTTTAAGTTCATACTTTATATTTCCTTTAGGTTCATAGTTATATATGTCCATATGTTTTGGTTGAAACTCATTATAGTTTAAACCTATTTGTGGTTGTATACTATACTTAGCATCTACCCATCGATAACCATTTTCTATTTGCTCCTGGGCTTTTATAAAATGCTCAAGATAAATATGTGCATCTGCTACAAATAATTTGAGTGTTCCAGGTTTTAAATTAACTAATGCAGATATATGTGCTAACATAGTTGCACCAAATACCATATCACTAGGTACACCAACCATCCAATCACCAGATCTTGAATACATTACCATAGATAAAGTATCTGATGTATCATTATCATTAGGTCCGTTTCTAGCATAATCAAATGATGCTACATTTTGATCTACATAAAACTGATATAAGAAATGGCATGGTGGTAAAGTTAAATCTTGCATACCTTTAGGATTCCATGCAGTAATTATATGTCGTCTATCATATCTGTGGTGTTTAAGATTATATAATAATTCTTCTACTTGATTAACACCATTAAAATCAATCCAACTATTACCGTAACTAAGACGTAACTCGCCAGTATCAGGATCTCCGAACTCATTCCAGTAATTACACCCCCATTTTTGAAAGTCTTTTATATTTTTAGGACCTCTAATCATTGCTGCATATTCACCAAATACACCATCATAGAATATTTTACGTGATGTTATTAGTGGAAAATAATCATCTCGCATATCAAATATAAGATCTTGGAATGGTATAGATCTAACTACACCATTCCTGCCCTCTCTTTGATGACCATATTTTAGTATATTTTCAGCAATATCTAAGTATTTTTGATTATATACTTGCATTATATTATCACCTCAACATGAGAATCAAACCATTCTTTGTTAACGCCTTTCATAGCCATACGTTGTTGTAGTTTACGTTTAGCTTTGAGGCTAGCGATTCTTAAATGAAATCGATTGTCATCAAATTTACTATTTTGAGATTTACAGAAAGCTGCAAGTAAATCTATTGTAGCATTACAAAGTAAATCTTCGTTAGCGTCGTCAGCACACATTTCTGCAAGTGCTTCAAAGTTTTGTTTAGTCATACTCATAATTAATTTCCTTTCTTATCTGCGAATATATCTGTTAAGTCACCTTCAACATAAAGTCTGGTACCTGATTTCATGTATACACATAAAGAACCAGCATTCCATTCTTCAATTGATTCAATTTCATCTAATTTAATTGCGATATTCTTTTCAGAGTATTGTTGCTTACACATTAATACGTTGTATTGAATAGCATCACCGTATTTATTATTATTAAATAAATTTGTTAATTGCATTTATAAGCCTTTCTCAAAATTAATTTTGTCAATAATGTCTGCATCTTTAGGCAGTTCCATTTTATTATTTTCTAAATATGCAGCAAACATTGCACAATAAACTGCCATATCTATAAGCGTATCTTCAAGTGATTCAAAGTTAATTGTCTTGCCTTCAGTTTCTGCAAGACTTCTCATGCGTAAATATTTAGTATGAATCATATGCATATATGACTTATTACCATATGGAAAGTAATCTTCTTCAGTCCACATGTTACCTTGATAATCTGCCTGCTTTCTTTCTTTAAGTTCAGCGGCTTCTTTTAGTATAGTTGATGCTGTTACTTTAGCCATACTAATTCCTTTCTTTATTTATATTATTAGAAAAAGTGGCGTGAGCCACTTCTTTAGTTGTTAAAATAAATGTCTCCTAAAAGATATTGGAGGAATTTATGAGTTATGAAAATAATGGAAAGCATCCTAATTCACTTGCGCAGCTAAGACCTGTTATGGATTCTGAAAGAGCTAGAGAAATGCAAGCTAAAGGTGCTGAGACTAAACGTCAAAATAGATTAATGCGAGAAGCTATGAAACTATCAGCTTCTGAGTTTAAAAAAATTCGTGATGATATTGTTAGTGATATGCCATCAGCTGTAGATATATTAAAAGTACAGCTAGCTAAAGCTATGCAAATCGAAGATCACGAAACTATCGAGAGATTAGCGTTAGCGTTAGCAGAGTTTGAGCAACCTAAGTTGCAAAGAATCGATCAGACTAATTTATCGTTAGATGCTTCAGAATTATCTGAAGAAGAATTGCAAAAGAAAATTGCAGAGCTTTCGGCCGAAAGTGACTAGTCGTCGGATGTGGGTTTCGAAAAAACAATAAGCCTAGAGGTATCACTTGATTGTGTACGCTCTAGGCTTATTTTTGCAATCTCACCAGGCCGAGTGAGCTCAAGGAACCTGTCAAGAGAAGTCGTGTTATGATTTACGTTTATCAATATTTATTCTCGTCACTACCGAGTAGGAGGCCTTAACTCTCATTGCAAACTGGGGTAACTATTGAGACTTGAACTCAAACTAACAGAATCACAAACTGTCGTGCAACCTTTACACTATAGTTACCGTAATGCTTTTTGATTATCACGAATTATTTGAATATAATCGTAAGCATCTTTTTTATTTTTGAAAGAACCTAATGGAACCCAGTGAGTGCCATTAACTTTTTGTTTATTTTTTATTTCGTCATGAGTAACGAAACCTAAGTCAAGTGCAGTTGCTTTAGCGAAAGCTCGAACTTTGTTATCGACTTCGGATTTTTCTGATACATCGAAATGGAATAGTTTCATAGCGATGGGAAATGCATTTCAATGATAGTAATCATAAAAGCGGTGAGACCGATTATTATAATCCATTCGAAGAATGAATATTTTCTGAAAGGGTTCATTTAGTATCTCCAAGAATTGTTAGAAGTTTATCTCTGAGTGTTGTAAGATGATCGAGTTCGATAGCATCGTCGCGAGATGATTGTGGATGAGTAGAATCTATTCGAGATGTAATAAGAAATATACGATGTTCGATTAGATCGGCTAGAAGCTCAGCTTCGTATTCGTTGATATGTAGCATGATTAATGATTACAAAAGGCAGAAGTCATTACATTACGTATTTCGTGATCTTCGATGTCTGTAATGTTATAATATTCATCAACCTTATCGGAAGAGCCTGCAATAATAATATTAATATCTTCTTCATCAAAATTATGATTAGCTGCTAGCTGAGATATAGTTTCGCGATATTCTGCAATACTATCTTCGATAAAATCATTTATGACAGATTCGAGTTCATCAGATCGAGCTTCGACTACTGAATGAGCTTGGTTAATAATTTCTTTATATACTTTAAATAGCATGATAAACCTTTTAGTTATTTATAGAAAAAGAAGTAGAGAGCTGCACGAAGAGCTAATAGTAAACCGACAGTTATGCCGATTATTTCGAATATAGTTTTTTCTTCATGCATATTTAGTTCGCTTTGCGTCGTATTCTAAACGCCATATTTTATTTTTAAGTTTTTCGATTTTACGTTGAACGCCAGGAGTTTGACCGGTTTCGATTTCATGTTTTAGTTTATCGAGAGAGTGTCTATCGTGGTGAACATACACATCAAATTCTTCGGCGAACTTGTGATTGAGATTAGAATCAGCATTGCCATGTAATAGCTTTTGATGTTGAGGAATACCGTAAGCACCTTTGAAGAATCGAACTAGAGGAGCTTTGAATTTGGTATGCCATCTTCGTGGGCCACGCGCCATAAGGCGCACTGTGTAGAGCTTATCGTATTTTGTAACCATGTTATAAGTTCTAGCATGTTTTCTTACAGTAGCATTTTGCTTAGCGATAGTATTTTTAAGTGCGATAAGACTCTCGTCGTCTTTAGATGCTACAGTAAATCTGTAGGATTTAGAACGCCAAAAGTTTTTACCGTTACGAGGTTGTCTATAAATCATAATAAATCTTTCGGATGAAGGTTAACTTTAAAATGAAGCCGGCTAGCACTGCTGTGAACACTCAAGCATTAGCATGTGCTAGACGACTTATGAAAAAGAGGCGTGAGCCTCTTAATCGATTGATTGGAATATAGCTTCTTTTTGCGCTTTAAGACCGGTAACGTCAAGAGGTGTTACACTCTCAACAGATGTTATAGTACCGGCAATCAGCATTAAAGTAACGATTCCTTGGAATAAAGCTGTTAGTATCATAGCGAGACTCCTAGAACGGCATTTGATTTTGTTCAGCAGATTCTGGAGAACTATCAGTATCTACGATAGGCTCGAAGTCTGCTTGAGCTGTGAATTCAACAAGATTAGTTATTTGAACAGCTGTTAATGAATTAGCAGTACCTTTACGGCCGGCAGTTTCATAAGGATACTGATACACAATAACATTACCAGTAGAACCGTTTCCGATTGAAGCTACGTTAGCAAAAGGTTGTGCAGCTTTGTCAACAACTCTTACAGGTGTGTTATCAGTTTGATCAGCTCTTATAGCTTTACGCTTAAGACTAACAGTATATTTAGAAGAATCTAATTTATCTTGTTTAACATTAAGATAGTTGTTAGCCCACTCATCTGCTTTAGCTTTATCAGTAGTAGCTATTTGAAGTTCCCATTGCTCAGTACCGAATGGATTTACAGGCTTTGCGAGTTTAGCCCAGTTTAATTCAACGTCGTTAATAGTATAATTACGTTTTTCAGAAATAATATTTTGCATATGAATAGTACCTTTCGTTGCAAAGATTAAAATAAAAGCAGTTTTATTATACGACGACATGCTTAGGTCACGTTATATTATCTGTGTGTTATATGTATAACTGTATACTCATATGGTATATTAATAGATAATATTATAGAAAAATTTGCGTGAGCAAATTTAAAGAGAGCTGAGAGAGCTAAGAGTTAGGACGCTGGGGTAAGCGCCGAGATGTTATGAGAAAAACTTCTAGTTAACTGCAGTGTTAATAGAATATTATAGAAAAGATTGCGAGAGCAAACTAGGGGGCTGAAAGTATATAGGGGTATATATATATTTTATAGTTCAAACTTATACATCCTCAGCCTTATATATAATATATCTCCCCCTTATAGGAGACGTTTAAATTTAAATGTCCCCTTAAAGTTAAAACTGAGGACAGGTTTATGAAGAATAAAAAAGAGTTAGTAAGGCTTCTCGAAGAAAAACATAAAAGAAGTAAGTTAAATAAATATAAAAATAATTTTACTAGCTTTGCAAAAGATAATATTAAAATCATTACTAAAGATGCAAGGAGGGGCTTTGTAAACTTTACGTTCAATGACTGTCAGAAAAAAATTACAGAAATTTTAGATGAACAGTTATCAACGAACGGAAAGGTTAGAGCTATCATATTGAAAGCCAGACAGCAAGGTATTAGTACTTACTGTGCTGGTAGAGTATTCTGGAAAACATATTTCACCCCACATGCTCGTTCAGTTGTTATGGCTCATGACAGTGCAACATCTGATGCATTATTTACGATGAGCAGAAATATTATTCGCAATATGGATTCTTTGTATAAACCGACTGAATTACGATCCAACGCTAAAGAGATTGTTATTTCATCACCTCATTTTAAAAAAGATACGACTGGTGAAAAACCTGTATCATCTTATAGATTATATACAGCAGGATCACCCGAGGCAGGTCGTGGTACTACACCAACTATAGCACATCTATCAGAGATTGCATTTTGGCAACATGATGAAAAGATATTAGCTGGTTTGTTTCAGGGTATATCTGAAGCGCCAGGTACTGAAGTAATACTTGAGTCAACTGCTAATGGTGCATCTGGAGAATTCTATAGATTATGGCGTGGTGCATTAGAAGGTGAAAATGAATATACACCGATATTCCTTCCATGGTTTACAACATCTGAATATTACCGTGAACCGCCGGAAGACTTCGAACGTTCCTCAGAAGAGGAATTACTGGTAGAGAAACACGAACTAAACAACGGACAACTCTACTGGCGTCGGTTAAAGATTGCTGAAGGTGGGGAACTAAAGTTCCGCCAGGAATACCCGGCAACTCCCGATGAAGCATTTATTACAGCAGGTTCATCTGTATTCGCATTAGAAAAAGTACAAAACTTATTACCAAAAAATGCTGAAAAAAGATTAACATTTGATTTTGATTCATGTACATTTGAAACAGTATCAGATGGTAACGTAGAGTTATGGCAATTTCCAAACTGGGATGACAACTATATAATAGCAGCCGATGTCTCATTAGGCGTAGGTCAAGATTATTCTTGTGCAGTTGTTTTAAATACTGATAGAGAAATAATTGGTTTGTATAGAGACAACCACATTGACCCTAGTAAGTTTGGTGATTTGTTATTTTATTTAGGTAGGTACTATAATAATGCTTTATTAGCTGTTGAAAGTAATTCTATGGGTGTTGCAACCCTATCAAGATTAATGCAAATGAATTACGTTAATTTATATAAACAAACTAAAATATCTTCTTTGTCAAAAGAAGAAGGACTTACTCCCGGATTTAGAACAACGCAGGTTACTAAACCACATATAATAGGTAATCTTAAAAATGCTGTAGAAAATGATGATATATGGATAGCATCTAAGACTATTATACAGGAATTAAAAGATTATGTTAGTACCGACTCCGGAAGAACTGAAGCTGCTGCTGGGTGTCATGATGATACTATTATGGCTACAGCTATTGCCCTAGAAGTTTTAAGAACTCATTATGATAGATTAACAAAAGATAAAGTACCATGGTCTCAACGCTCAGACTATGTTGATGAGGATGAGACCCAATGGCTTTAAGAGTTCCCATTGTCCTCGCTGCTCCGGCGGAAGCAGGGGATAAATCCGCCACTTAATGGAGGTATGTATGAAAGAAAAATTAAAAAATTTTAGTAAGAAATTCGGTGAAGGCACAGCCTGGGATTTAGATTACGGTAAACTATTAATAATTGGTTTGTTAGTTTATCATATCTTTATACAATGAAAGCCAGGTGTATAAACACAAAAATTATAACTTTAATTGACGAAATATCACCAGAAGAATCTATAGCTATGATTGCATTAGCTGAAGCACTGGGTATTAAACTTACAATAACTAAGTCATGTAAGATACTAATATTTAAATGTGATACGTTAGATGCACCATTACAGTTACTAGCTGAGATGGGTTTAACAGAATATATAGGTGCAATGAAAGAAGTTATAGAATGGGAAATGGTTGAAGATAATTATTCAGCCGAAGTAATTGATTTCATGGGAGAAAAGTAATGGCTGAGAGAGATCCACGATTAAAAAGAGCTGGAGTATCAGGTTTTAATAAGCCTAAAAGAACTCCAGGGCATCCTACTAAATCACATGTAGTGGTAGCTAAGCAGGGTGATAAAATTAAAACAATTAGATTTGGACAACAAGGTGTACGTGGTGCTGGTAAAAATCCTACAAGCGCAAAAGATAAAGCACGTAAGAAATCTTATTATGCTAGACATAATGCACAGGATTCAAGTCCAAGTAAATTAAGTGCCAGATATTGGTCACATAAAGTTAAATGGTAGGAGAGTTTTTGTTATGGCAGTTAATGCAGCAGGTAATTATACCAAACCAACAATGCGCAAACGCTTATTTAATTCGATAAAAGCAGGTGGCAAAGGTGGTAGACCAGGTCAATGGTCAGCACGTAAAGCTCAAATGTTAGCTAAACAATATAAAGCTAAGGGCGGAGGTTATCGTGGCTCT